TGCTAATGACTGACCAAAAAATTTGTGTGGTATTGGTAGTGGGCAAACACTATGAAAAGGTATGTAGTCACATTCCTCACTCATTAACACTTTATTACTTGCATAACAAACTCTATGCAGCTCTGCTACTCCATCACCATCAAGATCTGTTCTTACATAACATTCGTAGTATTCAACCAACTCCATTGATTCATCATTAGAATCATTAGTATTAAAAGGTTGCTCACCTGAACCAAATCTTGCAACCCTCTCTGGAGTAAAGTCTAAAGTATCACCAGTTTGCAATGTCTGCACAACTTCTGGATCATATCCCATTGCTACTAAATCTGAACGAGTCACTAAACTTCTTTGAGCAACAAAATCAGCTTCCTCAATTGTCACTGCTCTTTTATCAATTAAAAATTCTTCTGGAGCTACATTCTCTATTTTTATTTTAGAGTAATCTTTTGTGCGTTTACATTTTACATTGTAGTAAACATTAATAATTGGAGGTGTCTCCATCATCATTGGCATACCCATCTCATCCATCATAGGTTGACCTGTCATTGGGTCTACTGCTGGTTGTGGGTCTTGTTCTATAACTTCTTCATATTCTTCTTGCTCAACAATTTCTACTTCCTCGTCTTGCATGATCATGGTTAGCTCATCTTCAGTAAGCATCTCATATTTTTCTTTTGTTGTATCTTTCTTGTCATCCCAATATGCTTTTACTACACCTACCTTCTGGCATAATGCATCCCAGAACCAAGAGTTCATAACTTCAAAGCCATTATTGTCTTTATAGAATACATGGTTAGCCATCATAGTAGCTTGTTCAGCCATTTCAGCATCACCTTCATTTACTGGCTCAAACACAACAGCATTATTACTTTGGGTAAACACCTTCATAATTTGTGGTAGTGCACCATCTACAACCTCTGCAACCTCACCTGTTACTATCTGACTACGACCTTCAACCTCATTGCCATAAGGTTCTCTCATGTAGTATTCAAGAGCTGTCTGTCTTTCTTGCGAGGTTTCAGTTTCAATAAACCCTAAACTGTCATCAATATGCGACTCAACAATATTTAACATTTCTCTATTGTCGTCAGAATCAGCGTTCATTTTTTTCTTATCGTATGCCATTTATACTATCCATGATTTGTTAATCTCTAGTGGTTGATCCCAAGATGAATCATCGTTACTCATTGCATCTACAACTGCACAAGTATATCGCCAAGCATCAGCACCATGACTGTATTCATCATGCAAAGGTGCTTGTGGTTCTTGCGTTGTTTGATTGATGCTTCTTCTATAATTCTTTAAACACTCTATTAATCTTTTTGTTTTATCCTGATCAAAGTAAGCTCTCTCAAATGTCATCCTTGCTAACTTAATACCAGTTTCTATATTTGCTTTAGGTATAACTTCTGTTTGCCAGTTAAGTCTTTGCATAATTTCTTCTGCTGATGTTCCATACTTAAAGTCTTTGTTCCTAGCATCATGAGGTAGATACATCGTACCCCAGTTGTGTCCTAACTGCTTCAGTTGATCCGAGTAGCTATCTAAAGTCCTGTGATCATCTTCTATGTAATCTATGATCCTTATCTCGGACAAATTTCTTTGACATAAAATAATAGACATAGAATCATTCCATCCTAGATCCATAACAATGTGAGTCTTTAATAAAGCATCTGGATGTACATTAGTAATCCTTCCAGACTCTTGTGCTTGTCTTATCTCATTGTGATAGATAGCACCATCAGCAGCAGCTTTAGTATCACCTTCCCAGATGTTTCCATAATCTTCAGCGTTGTGATTTCTACAGCGTTCTCTTTCTATCTCCAATACCTTTGGGAAAAAAGGATTGTCAGTGTAATTAACCTTTTCTATTCTAGCGTTGTTAGGTTTATTAATAATAAATCTTTTGTAAGTGTCATCTGTATCCATGTAAGGATTAAATGTTACCCAGATCTCACTAGCAGGTTTCCTGATCGTAGGTATTAAGATGTCCCATGATCGTTTACTAATGTTCTGTGCTTCCTCACACCAGACTATATCAACTCCCTCAAAAGATTTAATACTTTCAACTGTATTGGTAGCAAGACCAGCGAAGTTGAATTCAGTCCCATTTTTTCCTCGTATAGCGTTCTCTACTATCTCGTAGAACTCACCTAGACCTAATGCTTGTATCTGATCTTTAAGCAGCGTGTGCACTGATTGCTTAATAGATTTCTGGATTTCCCTAGTACATAAAACTCTTAATGGTTTTTCTGTACCCATCATTAGTAAAGCTCTTGCATAACTCCAAGACTTACCTGAACCTCTCCCACCATAAGCTACCTTATATCGGTGTGGTTCAAATAAAAACTTTAGTTTACTCGGAAACTTTTGGGTCGGCTGCATCTACAAATTCAATCTTTAAGTTAGATTGTAATGATCCATCGCTAGATGTTATGTCTGTTTGGCTTTGAACTTTGCCTTCCAAACGATCTAATACGATATCCAGAGCTCGTGTATCGCCTTCTTCAGCTTTAGCTACTAATGCTTCCATCATACTTCTAGCTCTTTTAGCATCGTCTTGAGTAACAATTCTGTTCAGAGTTTCTTTTAGTAACCTATTCTTTTTACTAGAGTTTGTATTTCCTTTGTTAGCTATTGCAGCTTTCTCTCTAGCTAATGTTAATTGTTCTTCTTTATCCATTGTTATGCAACTCCGTTATGGGTCATTGCTCCTTAAAAGTTTTTTAGATAGTTAAACATTATCCTTTTATTGTAGTCGTCTTTCATAGCTTCTGCTGTTACATCACCACCAAACATAGTACCTAATAATCCTTCTACAGAATAAGTTGTGTTGTATGGATCTTTGACAATGTTAGCATTAATATTATTATTATTGTAGCCAAGTCTTTTAATTAGTTCGTCATTAGCTGTTTTTGTTATGCCACCAGAAAAGTTTCCAGCATTAGCATTTATAGATTTTTGATATTCATCCATAAACCCAGACAAGTTTATATTGTTATTGCCCATTGAAAGACCTGCTCTTGGATTTATTCTGTTCTGTTCATTAGTTGGTTGATATGAGCCACCGACCATAGCATCAAAATAACTGTTACCTAAATCAGTTCTGTTTGAAAAATTTGCACTTACTATAGGGTCAATTAAATTTGCACCTAATTCTAGCTCACCACTGTTTGGGTACATATCATAAATGTTTATTGTTTTATATCTATCAGCCATTTTTTAATTGCTCCATCCTATATAGTCTTGCTTCTTCTGACAAGTACAACCATTGAGCTAGGTCATCATAGTCTCTTTTACATGAGATACATCTAGCTACCCCATCTTTTTCCTCAATGATTTTACAAACTCCATTGCAAGGACTGCTTACCATTTAACTTTGTCTGCCCAATAGGCAGCTGACATTTTTCCTTCTGCAATATTTTTAGCGTGTCTTGCTTTAAATGATTTTTGTCTATTTTTATCTTTTATTGTTGTTGGATTACTTCCTGCTCCACTAACACCTTGTTGACCAAATCTGATTGTTTTAACTTTGTCTCCAGCTTTAGCTACTACTACATGAGATTTTGTTTTATGGTTTGGAGTTTTTTTTGGTTTATTAAATGCAGATACACCTGCTCTTTCTAGTCTTGGGTCTTTCATGCTTTGGCTTTAGCTTTTTTAGATAAGTCTTTAAAGTGCATTAATTTTTGTGATGTTTTAGTGTGTGTTTTGTTTGTATGTAAATGACCATTAGGCATTTTATGTGTATTGCCTTTCCACTCTTTACCATCTTTGGTGTAATGTTTTACATTTTTCATACAGGAAACTTTTTAGCAGTTTTTTTTGCATCTTTAAATGATTTTGCTGTTGGAGCTCCTTTGCTACCAACTTTTCTCATTTTTTCACCACTACCTGCTTTTATTCTTTTTCTTTTTTTATGTATATTTTCATATAAGCTCATACACAATCCCCTATAGACTCAAACCATCTGCGTAATTTTTCAAGTTTGTTATTTAATACTTTTTCGGTGGTTTCTTTCCTCTTTTCATTTTCATTTTTATTCTCCTCGTTAGACATTTTTAACTTGCGTACATTTCTGTATTCGTATGCACCCCAGATCAATAATAAAATACTCAAAAAATTTTTTGTTTTTAGAGTCATCCATTTTCATATCTTCATACCATTCAACACCAAAATGACATCCTGCAAACCAGTGCCATGACCACATAATATTTTCCATCCTGTAAATAAAAAAAATGCCACCGATTAAAGTGGCATTACAAAGGAGTGTGAGAAAGTTCAAGACGAACTTATCCCAACCCTCCGATTATAACAAAATTTCTTCTAGTAGACAAGCCACCAGTCCTACAAGACCGATGGTTGCAAATAAGTCAAATAAAAATTCCATCATTTATCTCCTTTGATAATAGTTAAAAAAGTATCTTTGTTTATAAAATCTTTGAGGTGATCAAGCTCAAACTTGCCACCATTAAGAAGGTTAGCAAAAGCATTTGCAGACATATCAGGTCTGTCGCTTATAAACCTTGCAACTTGCTCTTTAGTTACAAGGTAGTCATTTTTATGTAGCTTTGTAGTATCAATCATTATGCCACCTCCTTTGTGTCAAAGAGTAATCCTACTAATTCCTCTGGCTTTACATCTAACACTTTAAAGTCATAACCAGTGCTATAGTAAACTCGTTTAGTTTTAGCAGCAATAATGATGTCGCCTTTGCTAATACTAGCAAGACCTTGCTCTGGATTGTCTATAACAATGTCAATTTGAGGATGGTTGTAACGATCAATGTCAGCGTTACCAAGAGCTACTACTTCAGCTAAACTATCAGCTTCAAAGTTAGCAACATGATCATAGTCATGTATTAAAATGTTTCTTGGATGTAAATGTCTAGCGTGTCTTGCAACAGCACCATGACCTTTTTCATTAATTAAATCTACTTCTGCATCTGTTAAGCTAATTTGTAAAATGTGATATTTCATGTTCATCTCCTTTGTTGTTTATTTAACCTACAAATTCATTATCCTCCTTTTAGATAAATATGCAAGTTATTTGCAAAGTATTTTTTATCAAGATAAATCAACAATTTTAGAGGTATATCTTCCATTCTTTTCTTTCTTCCATCCTTCTACTAAAATTGTCCACCCTGCATCTCGTATAAAGCCGATAGAGGGACTTTCAGAAATTTTCTTTACCCTAGCTCCAATGTTGCTATAACTTGTTACCTGTATGGCTATGGTGTCCCCTTTGTGTAATGCAAGGATGTCTATTATCCCAAAGAGGTCTTTCCTTCTTCTGCTAAAAGCACACCATTTTTCAGTGACCTCTACCAGATCGTAATTTTCTTTTTTTAACCTAGCTAAAGTTCTTTGAGTAGGACTAGTCTTTGCCATTGTCTTTTTCTAGTAAATTTCCGTAGCCATCATCTTTGCTTTTTTCTTCTGGGTCTACTTTCTTTTTTTTAAAAATTTTATCCCAGTTAGCTTCTACTAATTTTGTGTTTTCGTTTCTACGACCTGATCCTTTACCCATCACAATCCCTCCTTACTTTACATACTTTATGTTTATCATAATATCTTACGCTGTTGTTTTTCATGTCTATATTTTTTATTTGCGTACCTTCTGGCAAATAGATATATTCTTTTTGCAAACATTTGTATTCCATTTCAACTTTGTTTGGATCTGGATAATGCAAATCTACATATAATACAGCTTCTTGACAACTATTAAATGACCCAACATATTGCCAATCGGTTAAAGGTTCTGGTGCTAAATTAATTACCATTACAAAAGCAAACTCAATCATCTTTATCTCCCCAATAAACAACAAGCATAGTCCCACACTTATGACAAGATAAGTTAGAACTTGTACTCTCTTTAGCATCATCATCTATTAGATCATAATCGCCACCCCAGATCATTTCATACTCACATTTAGGACAATTCATATTCTATTAATTCCTTCTATTAGTTAGATTTATAGTTTATTCAATACCCATTCTAAAAGTTCTGCTTCAGTTCCATACTTCTCTTGCCAAGTCTTTGGTGCATGATGAAATCCATCCTGACCTTGATGATGTTCCCAACAAAGTGGCAGCACCATGTAATGACTGTTCTTTTGTCCTGCACCCATACCTTGTCGGATATGATGACAATTTGCTGGTGGTGCATCATCTATCTCATAATGTTTCCTGCAAACTACGCAACCAAAATTGCTTATTTTATTAAGCCAATTTTTTTCATCTTTAGTCTTTGATTTCTTCTTCGCCAAGTTTGAATCCATATCCTCTAGCAAACTCTTTAACTTTTTCTAGGTACTCGTTAAATTGTTTTACGTTTAGTTTAGTAGTGCTGTTAATAGTTATTACCTTTAAATTTTTTATCTGCTTTTCTTCAGATAATAACTTATATAGTAACACCTCATGCATCTCATCTTTAGATTTTAACCCAAAGTAATCTGCAAGTTCTGCTACTAGTCTCCAGTAATAATCGTTCTGATCCAAAGTCCTTGTAGACTTATAAGGCTTTACAGTTACTGACCATAATACATTTTGATCTAACTCTTTTAACTTACTCACTAACCCATCTAAATTGTTTTTATTTAATGTAAATTTCATACAGCTCCTGTCATTTTTTTAATTAGTCCTTGTAACTTTTCAGATATTTCTTTTCTTTTTTCTGGAGTTAAAGGTTTATATGGTAATTTTTTTGTTGGCATCGCATCTAACTTTTTTTGTCTACAAAGTAATATGATGTCATAAGGAGTTGGAGCTTTGTTGCTGCTAGTAGTCCAGCTATCAAATGACTTGCTAACAACTGACATATCATAGCTCTGTAACTTCATCCACCAGACCCTTAACAAGTTTTGATCTGCATGAGTCCTATTGTAAATATCAAAGACTGTGTTTAGCATTTCTTTAAATTTAATTTTGTCATCGTTATTCAAAATGTTACCTCCTCTGTAGGTTCATCTAACCATCTTTTTTGATTTATGTAGGTAGTAGGGTTTGGTATATAAGTCCCATTGTCTTTAAACCATTGCTTACTTTGTTTTTGCCAAGTTAAAGTTTTTATAACATCTTCAACATTTGGTTTGTGTTTTATCCATGCATCTTCAGCTTTACCCTTACCAACTTTTCTTGGGTAAGTATTCCAAAACAAATCAAACCCATTGTCTACCTCTACTCTTACTCTACTCTTACTCTTACTCTTACTCTTCTCTACTCTAGGCAACCGAGTCGGCAACTCTTCGGCAACATCTTGTAAAACAAATGATGCCAACTGTTCTATCTGTTTGTTAATAAAAGATTTATCCTTTCTTAATCTAAAAGATATTTCATTAATATCTGGTAATTTACCCTCATTTTCTGATGCTAATAACCACAACTCTATTAAGGTTGCTTTGTTGCTATCCGTTAAGTTGCTCCAATCAAAATCATCTAGTAATTTTCTGTAAAGTTTGATCCAAATAACATTTCTATCTGCCCTCAATGGTGGCTGAAACTCTTTCCAATTTTTTATTCTATACATCACATCTCCTTTGTTTTTGTTTTAAACCACTTCCGCCTTACAAGTCATTACAAATTTTCTTTTTCTAGTTGGCTTGTAAGTTCCTAGCTTTGCCTGTAAAACAATAGACCTAACCTTTGGTAACTCTTTGTCAGGATTTTTTTTGTATTGATATACCATTTGGTGTGTGCACTCTAATGCTTCTGCTAATGCCTTTGCATCACCATCTAATAATTTAATTGCTTCATTGTAAGTCATGTTATTTTCCTTTGTGAGCTAAAACTAATTTAACTCCCTTGTTAATTAATAAATAAAATAAATACACCCATACTAAAATGGATATAGCTCCCAATATTATGAGAGCTACTCCCAACAATAAATTAAAAAGGAACATCTGATTCTAACTCATCAAAACTTTGAGCCTGTTTAGGACTAGAGCCTTGTTTAGATTCACCCTGAAAAAATACTTTAGAGTTGCCAAGTATTACTCCACGAGTTCCTGCTTCTCGTTCTTCTTTTGATACAGACTGTGTAATCATTCCGTTATTACCAAATTTATCTTGGTTATCTGTATCAACAAAAGCAGTCACATCTAAATAAGTACCTTCTGTTCCTTTATATAATTTAGATTTATCAATTTTTGCTACATTAATTTTTAAAGTTACTCCTATTACTGCCATGTTATTTTTCCTTATTAAAATTAAACTGCGGTTTCCTCTTATAGCGAGGGGGTTCTTTATCTTCTGATACATAAGACAAAAACTCTTGAGCCTTTGGTATGTACCAGTCAATAAATTCTTGATCGTATTGCACCAACTCCGTATGTAATTCTTCTGGAGTCCATACAACAAAGTGTGCTGCTACTGCTTTACTTACAAACATTTGAATTTGCATTTGGACATAATACCTGTCAGGGATAGTCGGATAAATTTTTTGTGTAAACGGACATTTTATTTCTACTGGTATGCCATTTAAAAAAGCATCTGCACTTGCACCAAGAGGTAACTCTGGATGCACAATTAACTTATTGCCATTCTCACAGATGTCATTCATATGCTTTTCAAAAGCTCTCAATGCTGTTTCTTCATTAGCTAAACCATAGGCTGTCATTAGATTGCCTGCAAAAGGTTTTTCCCTAAACGTCTTTTCCTTCCAAAGCTTTTGTCTTTCATAAACTGCACCCCATGCTTGAGATGCAGTTATGATGTTATGCCTACGATTATCTTTAAGATGACTATTCATGTAACCCTCTTATAAAAAACATTCTATTAGCCATGTAAGCACCACATGGAGTTCCAAACATCCCACAATAATAAGTTTTACAATTAAATCTCTTTTTAGAACAATATGGTCTAATCAAATTTTTCATAAACTGATAACCTTTAGAGTTATTTCTTCTTTGGCTGTTTTGTTTATTAGTTACTAGTTGTAAATTTTCTATTCTATTATCAGAACGATTGTTATTAATATGGTCTATTTGCCTATTTTTAGGAATAACAGTATTAAACATTTCCCATATAATTCTATGAGCGTAATACTTTTTATTAAAAAGCTGCACATGAACATACCCATTAGTTTTTATTGACCCTGCTTCTTGACCAACTTTAAATTTGTTTGAGGTTGTTTGTGTCCAAAACAACTTACCATCTTCATATCTTAAAAAGTTAAGATGTTCGTTTGAGCTCATTAGCAAAATCCCTTAATTCAGATTGTTGTACATCTGGTAATTCAAAAAATGCTTGTTTGAGTGCACCAACTGCATGAGCTTCTTCTAAAGTTTCTTTTGCTTTCTTTAGTTCGGCTTGTGTAGATGGCTTGTTAACAGCACTGTTGTCTTTGCTG